CGAGATCCGCCCGGGCTACTTCTGGACCGTCGCCACGCAGAAGGCGAAACTGGAAGCGGCACGGGCGATGGAAGCCGCGCTCGCGAAGAAACTGCAGAAGGAGGGGCTGTAATGCCTGCTTTTGATCTCAGAAAAATCATGATCGCGAACTACGTGAACACGTCGGGAACGATCACCTACACCGGAGCGCAGACCATGGGCGAGGCCATGACCGTCAACCTGGAGCTGCGCTACGCCGAGGGCCGGCTGTATGCCGAGGGCCGTCTGGCGGAGTTCATCAAGGAGGCCAACGGCGGCTCCATCTCCGTGGGCGTCAAGTACATCCCGGACGCGGCCAAGAAGGTCCTGTTCGGCTCCGCCGACAAGGCGCGGGCCATCTCCGGCACCACCGTCACCGGCCAGATCTTCACCGCGGACGACTCGCCCAAGTACGTGGGCGTCGCGTTCTACTGCCCGGACATGATCGACGGCGTGAAGAAGTACACCGTGGTCTGCATCAAGAAGGCCCGCTTCGGCGCGCCCTCCATGAGCTACCAGACCAAGGGCGACACCATCACCTTCGACACCCCGACCACCACCGGCGAGTTCATGGCCGATGACTCCAGCGCGCACAACCTGTTCGAGACCGCCGTCGTCGACACCGTCGCCGCCGCTGAGGCGTGGATCACGGCGGTGCTTCAGTGATGGAGGACATCCGTCTCAAGACCGTCAGCTGGACGTTCGCCGGGCGCGAGTGGCAGCTATGCTGCAACATGAACGTGTTGGCGGACGTCCAGGCCATCTACGGCGAATTGTCGTCCGCCTTCTCCGGCGGCATGATGCGTTCGGTGCTGGACTTCCTGGCCGCCATGCTCAACGACTGCGCCGAGTCCAACGGCTGGCAGATCCGATACACCGGGCGGCAGCTGGGCCATGAGCTGGGCTGGGCCGAGTTCCAGGAGATCCAGGCGGTCGTCATGGATCTGGTGACCGCGGCGATCAGCACCGGCGAGGAGCCGGAGGCCGACGCCGAGGAGGCCGAACCAAAAAACTGAGCGACCAGGCAGAGGGCGGCGGCCTGAACTTTGCCTGGTATCTGATGGCGTGGCTCACCGTCTTCCACGGGTCCGAGCGGGACTTCTGGAAGACGATGACGCCGCGCCGTCTCGACGCGCTGCTGACCCAGTACGCGGGTCCGCGGCGGAAGCCGCAGAAGAAGTCCCTGTCGGAATACCTCGCAGGAGGTGGATGAATTGCCAGATATTAAAACCAACATCAAGCTGTCGGGTGAATCGGAATATCGCAAGTCCCTCTCCGAGATCAACAACGGCATGAAGGTCCTCAAGAGCGAGATGCAGCTCACCACCGCCCAGTTCGCGGAGAACGGGAAGTCGGTCGAGGCCCTCAAGGCGAAGAACGACGTCCTGGAGCGCTCCATCTCCTCCCAGGAGGACAAGCTGCGCCTGATGCGCGAGCAGCTGGTCAAGACCGCCCAGACCTACGGCGAGGGCTCAGAGAAGACCATGAAGCTGCAGGCCGCGGTCAACGGCGCGGAGACCGAGCTCGTCAAGATGAAGGGCGAGCTGAAGAAGAATGAAGAGGCGATGGAGGAGTCCGGGAAGGCCTCCTCGTCGCTTGGAGATAAGCTCCAGGGCGTGGCGGACAAGCTGGGCGTGAAGCTCCCCGCCGGCGCGCAGACCGCCATCAACGGCCTGACGAAGGTGGACGCCAACCTGGCGCTGGCGGCCACCGGCGCCGCGGCGCTGATCACCGCCTTCGTCAAGCTGGAGAAGGCCATGTTCAACATGGCCAAGGAGGCGGCAGCCGCCGCCGACGAGCTGGTGACCCTGAGCGCGCAGATGGGCGTCAGCACCCAGACCCTGCAGGAGTTCCAGTACGCGGCGGAGCTGGTGGACGTGGACGTATCCACGCTCCAGGGCAGCCTGACCAAACTCACCGTGAACATGGCCAGCGCCTCCGAGGGCAACGAGAAGGCGCAGAAGGCCTTCTCGGATCTGGGAATCAGCATCACCAACGCGGACGGCAGCCTGCGCAAGGCAGACGACGTGTTCCTGGACGCCATCGACGCCCTGGGCAAGATCCAGGGCCAGACGGAGCGGGACGCTGCCGCCATGGATCTGTTCGGCAAGAGCGCCCAGACGCTCAATCCGCTGATCGACCAGGGGAGCCAGGCGCTGAAGGATCTGGCAAAGGAGGCCAACGCCACCGGCTACGTCCTGGACGACATCAGCCTGAACAAGCTCACGGCCATGGACGACGCCCTGGTGAAGCTGGACAAGACACAGGAGAGCTTCCGCAAGCGCATGGCCGCCGAGTTCGCGCCCTACGTCACCGAGGCCATCGAGAAGGTGACGAAGATGTTCCAGCTCCTGGGCGACGCGGTGGTGCAGTCCGGCGCGGCGGAGGCGATCGGCATGATCCTCCAGTCCACGCTGAAGATCCTGGACCCGCTGGACCAGCTGAACAACGGCAAGCTGCCGACCCTGCAGAAGCTCCTCAACGGCATCGCCCAGCTCTGCGCGGCGATCAGCGACACCATGAATTTCATCGTCAACGCGGCGGGCGTCGTCAGCTCGGTGAGCAAGCTGCAGTTTGGGAAGACGGGCCAGTACTGGTCGAACGCCATGAACTCCCTGGGCGTCTACGGGACAAACAACTATCAGACGATCAAATACTCGCAGCGAAGCTCCGGCTCCACCAACCCGTGGGAGCTCTACCAGGCGTCCGGACAGGCGCAGTTCATTGACTTTGAAAATTGGAAGTACCAGAACGGCTACAACGCCGCCGGGACCCAGAGCTGGCGGGGCGGCTGGAGCTGGGTCGGCGAGAACGGCCCGGAGCTGGCCTATCTCCCGGCCGGCAGCCAGGTCAAGAGCGCGTCCGAGTCCCGGGGCGTGGGCGGCGACACGTTCTACATCACCATCGACGCGAAGAGCGTTAAGGAATTTAACGACGTGGTCAACATGGCCCAGACGGCCCGGCTGCGGATGCGGAAGGAGGCGGCGGGATGAGCACGACGATCCAGCTTAAAGCTACCTCTGGCGCGGTTATCGACTCCACGCAGGTCAATACCCATATCACACCTGGCGCCACATGGCAGGCGGTCTATGAACAAAACCTTCTGCTTCAGTTTGAACAGCCAAGCTCTTCGTATCAATACAAAAAGATTGAGGGTGCGACCTTTTGGGCCTACCTATCTACAGCCGGCGGCGGTATTCCGTTTGAGATCAAGGAATCATTTGACGCATCGACTGTAACATGGAATACACAGCCGTCATCGAATAAAGACGAGAGCCTCAACGCGCCATCGAGTTATTTTGAGCTCAATCGTTCCGGATGGAACTCCATTTCATTTTACTGGCAGTTCCCACTATCTAATTTCCACATCCCGGAAACAATACAACATGGAATCCTCCTAAAACCGAGTTTCTCCGCACACGACGGAATAGTATATACCTCTGCAGCATCATCGACCTATAGGCCATACATTGAGGTTGAGTTCTCGGCGGATGATATTTATATCGAACCGAGCGGTAACATCATAAACGGATATGTCAATCCTCACAAAGATCTTACGCTGAAATGGTCGAATGTCAGTTCCGGGTATAGTATGGAAGAACCCACGCAGGAGTCTGCTGCTTTCACCTGGAAAGAAACCGGCGGGGCAGAGAATACGACTAGCCTGACAACCGAGCAGGCCATCACGATCCCGGCAGATACGTGGTCAGCAGGAACGTCGTACCAGTGGAAGGTCGACGTAACCGACAATTTGGGTCACACAACGACCAGCGGATGGTACACGCTCAGTACCACCGCAGCGGCAGCCACTCCGCCGACGCTTGAATATCCTGTAACGGACGTCGTTGACGGCACCGGTGACGTCACGTTCCGCTGGGTAAACAATGGCGGCGAGAACAACACCGGCACGGATTTGGAGTTCTCCACGGACGGAACGGCCTGGGGATCTCCGATCAACGTGGCCGCGGGCGTGTCTGAGTACACCGTAACCGCCGGAACGCTGCCGAGCGGGGCCAACTACTGGCGCGCCAGAGCCTATAACGCGGACAGCACGGCAGGCAGTTGGACAGATGCGACGATCTTCACGGTCATTTCTTCCCCGCTGACCCCATATTTCGAGGTCACCAACACACCGAGGCCGACCATCACCTGGGTCTCGGACGAGCAGCAGGCCTTCCAGGTCCAGATGGGCGGCTATGACTCCGGCCTGGTCTTCGGAACGGACCAGAGCTTCAAGTGCCCGGTCTATCTGCCAAACGGTTCCGCCACCGTCCGCGTCCGGGTCATGAACGCTTACAACCTCTGGTCCGACTGGTCCGGCACGCAGATCACCATCGCCAACACCCCGGGCGACGCCCCGCCGGTGCTCACCGTCACCGCCGGCGCCGACGCCCAGCTCAGCTGGACGGACGTGGGGGCGTCCCTATCTGATCTACCGAGACGGCGCGCTGATCGGCGAGACCGACGGCCTGTCCTTTACGGATCGTTACGCAAACGGCCAGGCGTCCTACTTCGTCAGAGCCGCCGAGGCCCTGACCACGCAGACCATCGCCCTGACGGACGACTACTACATCAACACCAACAATCCGTCCGGCTATGTAAAGATCGACAGCCCCACGGCTGCCGCCGACACCTGGTCCTATGCGCAGGTCGCCTGCGTGGAGGGCGATCGGTTCCTCGTGACCGCCA